ATTACTACTGCTTTACCCATGCAATTGTTCGATGATATAAGGTTGTAGTTGTTGTCGGTGCCCTGTAATCGTATCGTGTATTGGTCTGAAGTATAGTCGCTTGTTTGCCCTGTGCCACGAATGCAAGTGTTGCCTGTTACCGTGTTGTTACTAGATGAATATAGGTCGATACCGCTGTTGTTGTTGTTGCAAGCGTTGCTTGTTACCGTGTTGTTGTTACTAGATAAAGATAGGTAGATACCGCTGCTGCTGTTGTTGTTGCAAGTGTTGCCTGTTACCGTGTTGTTACTAGATGAATATAGGTAGATACCGCTGCTGCTGTTGTTGTTGCAAGTGTTGCCTGTTACCGTGTTATTATTATTAGATGAATATAGGTAGATGCCGCTGCGGCTGTTGTTATTGTTGCAAGTGTTGCCTGTTACCGCGTTGTCGTTATTAGATGAAGATAGGTAGATGCCGTAGTAGCTGTTGTTGTTGCAAGTGTTGTCTGTTATCGTGTTATTATTATTAGATGAATATAGGCAAATGCCGTTGTCGTCGTTATTGTTGCAAGTGTTGCCTGTTACCGTGTTGTCGTTATTAGACTCATCTAGGTAGATGCCGTCGCCGTTATTGTTGCAAGTGTTGCCTGTTACCGTGTTGTTACTAGATGAAGATAGGTAGATGCCGCTGATGTTGTTATTGTTGCAAGTGTTGCCTGTTACCGTGTTGTCGTTATTAGATGAAGATAGGTAGATGCCGCTGCTGCCGTTATTGTTGCAAGTGTTGCCTGTTATCGTGTTATTATTATTAGATGAATATAGGCAAATGCCGTTGTCGCCGTTATTGTTGCAAGTGTTGCCTGTTACCGTGTTGTCGTTATTAGACTCATCTAGGTAGATGCCGTAGTTGTTATTGTTGCAAGTGATGCCTGTTACCGTGTTGTCGCTAGATGAATATAGGAAGATGCCGTAATTATAACTTGCAGTATATGTTGCCTTGTTCCCGTCAATTTGTAAACCTTGTATTTTGCAACCGCTTTTTTCATTTAAGGTTATTAAGCCCCTCGCAGTAGACCCGCTATTTGTATTAGTGGAATTATACATTCGCTTTAAGATGGTAGCATTGCCATTGCCCCTTAAAGACACGTTATCCTTTGGAATATTGATACTCTCCGTAATATTATAAGTTCCATCAAGGATGACTACTTCCCCGCCAGTTGCGGGTAAAGCATTTAGTGCTTGTATAATTTCTTCTTGGTCATTTGTTCCATCACAAAGATAATCGCATTGTTTTGCAGTCCAACCTGCTGTAGATGTGCCTATGACAAATCTCGCTGTTTTTGCGTGTTGCGTACCATCTTCCAAATGCTCATTAATTGCATCAAGCTCGGCATCCAAAGTGTTAATTTGTTCCTCAATATTTTGGATATCGTCTGAGGCATCCCACTTATTATTGAACACTGTATTACCAGTACCACCCTCGATTACTACTGCTTTACCCATGCAATTGTTCAAGGATATAAGGTTGTAGTTGTTGTCGGTGCCCTGTAATCGTATCGTGTATTGGTCTGAAGTATAGTCGCTTGTTTGCCCTGTGCCACGAATGCAAGTGTTGCCTGTTATCGTGTTGTCACTAGATGAAGATAGGCAAATGCCGTTGTCGTTATTGTTGCAAGTGTTGCCTGTTATCGTGTTATTGCTAGATGAATCCAAGTAGATGCCGTAGTAGTTATTGTTGCAAGTGTTGCCTGTTACCGTGTTGTTACTAGATGAAGATAGGTAGATGCCGCTGTTGTTGTTGTTGTTGCAAGTGTCGCCTGTTACCGTGTTGTTACTAGATGAATATAGGTAGATGCCGTAGTTATAACTTGCAGTATATGTTGCCTTGTTCCCGTCAATTTGTAAACCTTGTATTTTGCAACCGCTTTTTTCATTTAAGGTTATTAAGCCCCTCGCAGTAGACCCGCTATTTGTATTAGTGGAATTATACATTCGCTTTAAGATGGTAGCATTGCCATTGCCCCTTAAAGACACGTTATCCTTTGGAATATTGATACTCTCCGTAATATTATAAGTTCCATCAAGGATGACTACTTCCCCGCCAGTTGCGGGTAAAGCATTTAGTGCTTGTATAATTTCTTCTTGGTCATTTGTTCCATCGCAAAGATAATCACAATCTTTTTCTGTCCAACCTGCTGTAGATGTGCCTATGACAAATCTCGCTGTTTTTGCGTGTTGCGTACCATCTTCCAAATGCTCATTAAGGCCATCTGTAATTTTATCAGTTTTATCCTTAGCAGATTGACCAATCGCCCTAGCTATAATATCTGTTGCCATTAGTCAGTCACCGTACCTTTCGCCGTTACTGCACCTGTACCTATATCTGATAATCTTAATCTTACTCTCACATATCCTTCTAATGGCAAAGAGTACTTTCCATTAGCAGTAATATTAGGTGACATAGCAAACGTTTCAAGATTAACCACAGACACAGGCGTATAATCATCTGTATCATTTGCTTTTGCTTCAACTACAATATTAAAATTTGTCGCACTACCTGTAACTGCTATAGTAGCTGTAAGCATTCTCGCTCCTACTAGTAATTCATTCCCATTTGAAGCAACGTTAGCATTGTCTAAAAATGGGAAAATAAGTTGTCTCACATTGTTTCCCATGTTGTTCCTCCTTTATTTATAATTGAAATTTGAAATATATATTAAAGTATTCATTTGGGGACGTTTCATGATAAACCATTTGTTTATGCTAAGATGAATAGGGGAGGGAATAGGTTCTTTAGTTCTTTTAGGATATTTTTTTGAAATAGTGAGAATTGTATTTTTGAAGTGTATCGTTATCTATTACTAATTTGATTACATTAATATAAATCACCCTCTAAAAAATAAAATAGGGTAGGGAAGAAGTATTCCGCTACCCAATATTATATTAATATTACGTAATTGCCTTATCATCATAAATTGTAAGAGTAAACATATCATTACTATTAGCAGGCTTCAATACTTCTATAGGAAGATTAAGTGGTTCAGGGTCGCCATCAGGCTTAAACGAAAACTGCCAGTTATCTTCCATTTTAGCAGAAGGTATTACAATTTGTGCTGGATAAAGTGCTTTTGTGGCAAAATCAGTTACTAAAACTTCCATTACCAACTTAAATGCAGCAGGGAACTTATCGCTAGATACAGTAATTGTTTGTGACGTATTTGCTGTGTCTACCATAAAATAAGCTACAAGCTGTGTGCCATTAACAATAGCCGAATTTACAGTAATCGTTTTGGTAGAAATCGAATATTCATTTGCTTTACTAGCAGGAGCACCAACTGTCAATTCAGTAGATTCAACACCATCAGAACCCAAAACGTACAAAGCTAACAATCCACCCTTTGGAGTTTTCGATAGCTTTGCTGTTCCATCATTAACTATAACTATTTCTCTACGATAAACCGTTGCGGTTTCGGTAACTATATTATTACCAGTTAACAAAGCCATAGCTCTATTATCAAATATTGCAGAAGAAAGATTAACCTTTACTTCTTTGTTAGAACTAAATCCTATGAGTTTAGGGTTGCCATCACCTCCACGAGCATATACAGTCTCAGATGTTACTTGAATATCAGATGATTTTAAATTTTCAAGATATGTAAGTAATTTTCCAGTTGCAATATCATAAAATGTAGCTTTCGCAACATTTCTTACAGCCCATCTTTGTGCTATAGCCATATATAATTCCTCCTTGTTTTATATTAATAATCATTAAATTTAATTATTTTAGCCCAATTTAAATCATTTTGGCTTATATCTTTTTGACTAATTGTTCCATGATAAATTCCTTGATTTAAATAGTTACAATTATCAATGATAGATAGTCTATAATAACCATCATGTAATTGATAAATTGTCATATTAAGAATTTCTTCAATGGATTTATATCCCTTCCACATAACCGCAGAAATAATACTTTGCAAATCAACATTATTTTTGGGTTTTTGATGTAGTTTTTCTTTTTTCTTCATGTCAATGTACCATTTTCTTGCTAACTCATTACCAAAAATCAATTCTTCTTCTTCTTCAAGTTCTTTCAAATAATTTTGCTTTATTAATATCTTTCTGAAGATTTTATAATGTTCTAACGTTAAATATCGCAAACCAGATATATCAGCAAGATAGAATAATAAATTTTCTTCATCAAAATAAACCTTTTCTTTAAAAAAACACTCAAATGCTTCAATGGTTAATTGTTTAAAATCTTCATTGTTATATGATTGTAATAATAAAAAATGATAAGTTGTAAACTTATCAACATTCATTTGCTTTAGTTGTTCTTTAGATATATCCAACAAATCAACGTCAAATAAAAGAATGTTTAGATATTGATTATACTTTTGTTCACTCATTTCTACGATATCTTTGATTCTAGCTGGCTGTACTTTTCCTATACCAATGTCTATAGGTCGCCCAACTAATAATTTCAACGAAATATCTTCCATACTGTCAACTCCTACTGAAAATCAGTAAACTTATAAACTAAATTTGCACCATAATATTCACTATTAGGTAATATAAGTTCACCACCTGTTACCAATTCCAAATTGAATGCTCCAATACCATACTTTTTATTTAACATGATGTCTATCTGGTTTTGTATATACTCAAAACGTAAACATTCATATGAAGTACGAAGCATTGTATTGTGAACAAATATATAAATGTAAACCCTACCAGACTTAAATTCATTATTTATATAATCATAATTTCCTAAAGAAATAGTTATAAAATTCTTTTTTTCGGTAATTAAATCAAAATTTTTTTGATAAGGAAATATATAATTATATATTAATTTCGTATTATCAAAATCGTCTGGTAAAGATTGATTTAAGAAATCTTCAGAATCATTTATTAATGCTTTTATTAGGTTTTCGTTTTCAATAAATTTAAGCAATATATTATATTTATATTTTCCTAACTCTTCAAAATGTGGCATTCAACCACCATCCTTAAAATAAACTCTTTATTTGTATTCTATATGGCTCGGAAACAATAGTACCTGCCACATTCTTACACCACAACTTAACATATCCAACAACAGTATTTCCAGCAGTTACAACACAAGTATTATTTACGCTATCTTGACCTGTTATCGTTGCAAGCGAAGTAGAAGAAACTCCATCATCGGCTGTTAAATAGAACTGTGATTCTTGGACTACAGGCACACCGTTGTCTGTAAATATAGCCGTATATGTAGCAGTTTTACCTTTCGCTATTGATGTATTCCCTGTAATGGTTACAACATAATTATGTTGTGGTACATCAACAAACTCAACAGTTATAGTATCTTTTATATTTGTATCGCTTTGCAAAGATACCGTAAATGTAACTATTCCCATACTCAATATACTAACTACACCATTATTATCAATAGTTGCAATAGTCTCATCACTGCTAGAAAATACAAGTGGTGGGGTAGGTGAGAGAACTATATCTCCATCCAACACTTCACACTGTATTTGTAAACTATCACTTATATTAACTTGAATATTATCACCATTCAATATGTCGATACTATAATTTGGTAAATGTTGTTCCTCAGCACTCCATTGAAGTTTAATAATTAATAATCCTGGTTGTTTTACTCTGTCAATATCAATAACTTTATAATTATCAACGTCTGATAACTTATAAATATCATCACGTTTAATAAGTTGACTTATGCTGTTATTAGGAACTTTAATATATAAAACTCCATCTGGAACAACTAAATACCTATTTTCACTTACGCTTAAACCAGATAAATTTGAACCATTTTCAATTACATATGGAAGTTTATATAAAATACTGTTTTTATAAACTTCCAATTCATTGTTTGCCTTTGTTACAGTACAAGACTTAGACACAACAGTAGAACTAATATCAGTACAAATCCATTTAGCATTATCGAATTCAAATATATCTCCAACACTTACAACATAATCTGGAGTTTTGAATATGATTTTTTGATAGTTTTCGTTTTGTCTTGACAATGTTTCAGTATTAAATTTACCAACAACTCGTACAATAATACTATTTCCATTATGTAATATTGTTTTTAAAGTTGTTGTATTTTCATACTCTGCGTTTACTAATTCCTGAAACTCGTCTTTATAAATATCTGAAGGAGTTGATTTTGTTACAGATAAATAAGCATTATAAGACTCATACGTCACACAACCAACTCCCTTCTAAAGTTTAGTCCAATCAAAATTATTATATGAATATTGTGTAATTTGTTTGTCAACTATATCTTTCATGGTTGTTAACAATTCTCTTTTCTCTTTAAGATTTTGAGACTGGGAATACGTCTTAAAATCCGTATCTTGCAAAAAGAGCTTCATGCCTAAAATATCATTTACTTCCTTAGTTAACCACTCAACTATCATAAGATTAGAAAGAATAACTTTCTCATCTGTTGATAGTGTTTGATTAAAAACCTTATTTATATCATCTCTATCTTCCAAATCCGTTTTACATTTTCTAAAATTTGTTATAGCCTTAATTAAAAATGGTGTTAAGTAATTTTCCATTTGTGCAACAGATTGAGTATATAATTTGTTTATCCTGTAATCTTGAATTGACGCAAGAAACAAATTGAATACGTCACTGTAGGGTGTAGACATAAATTACCACCCCTTCTTATTTCAAATGTTCTGCAATTTCGTACAAATCTTTTCCATATAATTCGCTTATTATTGCAACCTTATTTCTATCCACATATTCTTTTTTAACTATTTTATCTACTATCAAATCAACTATAGCCTGTTTTAACTGCTTTGTAGTACCATTATATAAATCTTTGATTTTTTCATCATCATATTCTAGCAGTTTATCTATAGTCTTTTTATCAAGTATTTTCTCCATAAACTTTTCAAGGCAGTGTACTTTAATTACATCATTATCAAGCACTACACAATAGCCTTCTTCAAAAAATTTTCTCTGATGTGAAATTATCTTTACTAAATCACCATATAAAATAGGCTGTGTTTCACCAAAGAAATTAAATCTAAATGGTGTTTTGTCATCGTTATATTTCTTTAAATTTAACCCACCTGTATATAAAGACATAACCTTAATAGGTTTATGCATTGGTATTTCAGGAAAAACTTCAACTTCTTCTTGCTTAATTTCTTGATTAAATTTATTTTCTTTTTCGGTCATTAGTTTTTGCAACATTTCTTTCATTTTTTCAAGTTCTTTTTCAAGTTCTTCATTTCTTTTTACTAAATCATTATTTTCAGTATTTGTTTTTGTACTCGGTCTTCCAGCCATTTTCTACATTTTCATCCTTTCCATATTTATATCATTAAACAAATGCAAACCAATTAATAATATCTCCACTTGGTTCAGTCTGAGATAATACTTCATGATACCATACCTCCGTTTTCTCCTAAACTTGTAAAAGTTATTTTTACTGGAGTCGTGTCTAAAAAATCGGGATAAGGAAGTTGCATCATATCACATACTTTCGAGCAATAAAAAGAAGCTACCTTGTTAAGTAGCCTCTTGTCGAGTTATTTTCCTTATGCGAACTTATTAAGCTGGATTAAGTTCAGTAACATTATTACCATAACTATCTGCTGTAATAGTTGGTAAGTTTGCAACATCGCCATCTTTTGTTATTGATACTACCTTGCCACAAGTAGCACCATAAAACATAGAATTATAAGATGTTATCTTCCAGCTACTTGTGCCTGAGCTCATATGACTAAACCAAGCTGCTTTATTACCATTTTGACTAAATACACGACAATTATCTAAAATTAAAATTTGCCCTGTAATATCTGCAGCATCCTGACTATGTACAAATAAACCTCCAAAGTCAACAAGTCCTCCATAATCAGCAGTAGCATAAGACTCTATGTCACAGTTTTTTATTTTAACTTTCATGTCTTGTGCTAAACCCATGCCAATACCAGGTGCTTGATAACTTATAAACCTACACCATTCTAATTGCATATCACATGGCCCAAAATCTATGTGTGCAGCATACGACTTGTGAGTACTACCGCAATTATCAGGTGTTGGATTATCATGTGTTGCAATAAAACCTATACCATATATAAGCCCATTAGTCTTTAGTTCTGCTGAAGGTGTATGATAATTACCAGTATCATCATAAATTATAGTTTTATATGGGTTATCTGCAATCATTGAAATATATCTAACAGGATTTCCTGGTATCAATACTCCTGCTCCATCTCTAACCATACTAAATCTTGAGTATGTTCCTGGCTTTAATCTTATAGTTACATGGTTTGACGCACTATCTCTAGCATTTACTATGGCATCTTGTGGGTTAGAATAATCACACCATTTACCAACAGTTACGTCATTCCCTCTTACTTTTTTGATGTTAACATTAACGTAATTATCTACATTGTAGCCATCTATATACACCATCAAACTACTATCACCACCATATTTAGTAATGCTTGTTGGTGCAAGTGTTGTACTTGTTAAATCTCCAGCAGGCCCAATATATGTATATTGATTGCTTGTAGTATATATACATACACCATCCCCGTTAAACGCTATTATAGCAGGATTTTTTGTAATGTAGTTTATTGTTATTGTTTTTAAACCTGTTGTCCGATCTGTAATTGTAACTGATTTAGCTAGATTATAGTTTGTACCATCAAATTCCCAAACTTCAACCTTAGTATCAGCTGCCATTTCTGCAGGTTGTCTTAGAAATTTCACAGTACTGATTTTACTGCCTTTAGGTATTTCACGCATGCAAAACCATCTGCGAGTTGTAGATGTTTGACCTGATGGTGTTTTATCCAACTCATCAAAAAATGGTGCAAAACCTATTTCACCTATTCGATTTTCCAAGTTCGCAAACACAACGCTTTCTCCCATAGTACCACTTTGAATATTTAATTGTTTTGCATTATATCCAGTATTGTCACTATAAAAGTTGCCCGACATAAAACATCATCCTCCTATATTTTGTCAAGCCCCAATTCATCTCACACTTAAAGAAGTGAGAGTATTCTTGGTGATTTAAAGATAAAATAATTGGGAAGTAAATTGCTTCCCAATATCTAAAATTAGGCTATTACATCCATTATTCCGTATTTAGCATTGGTAGCAATACCAACAGCCCATCTCTTCTGAAGCGTAGTAGCCTGAGTAAGATTAGCGTTTGCATACTGTCCATCGGTAATTGTAATAGTTTCGCCTTCAAAACCAATCTTTACAAGTTTCTGTACTCCAGTAGAAATGAAATACAACTTATCATCTTCAAGAGCAAAAGAATAATCTCCAGCGGCATCGTCTATCTTCTGAGGAATTTCAAACAAGCCTACACCCATGAAAGTAGTTAAGTAACCCATGCGGTTATAAATGTCGCCAAGCTGCATTTTAAGATAATCACTAGAAGGAAGTATCTTAGAAAGTCCAATTTTAGTGCCAAATACAACACATCTTGCACCACCATTAGCAGCCTGTACTCTCTGAGCAAGTTTTACAAATCCATCAACAGTAAAAGAAGCTTCTTTGAAATTATTAGGAAGTGTAGCATATGTATCATTAATTGCCTTATAAACATCAATAGACAATTCTTTTTCCATAGCCAAAGCACACTTCATAGCATATTCAGCAAGATTTCTCTTACCACACAAAATTCTATACAAATCTTCTTCTACGGTTACAAAACGAGGCTCTGGATTAAGAGCAACCTGCCCGTTAAACTGTCTCTGTGCAAAAGTATGTCTCTTCCCGTTTGCACCTTTTGATACTATAAACAAATCACTTGAAGCAATATCAAATACAAAATTATCACCAAATCCACCATTTCTGACTTCTGCAAACTGCATAAAGTCATCAACTACGACTTCAGGTATAGCCATATCTATCATTGAACCAATGACTGCAAAAGTAGCCCATCTGTAGTTAGGATTGGTTTTCCATATCGCATCAGAGAAACCAGTATTGTTGATTCCTGCAACTTCACCAATCCTTGCTTCTATTGCTTTATGCAATTTCTCGGTTTTTTCCTCAAAAGATACGTTTCTATCATAATCAACATTAGTTTTGAAATTTACTGCTCTATAGTGATTGAAATAATCTCCCCATGCTTTATACAAATCTACATTTCCATTAGAAAATTTCAATACATTATCTGGAATTCTTATCATATGACATTCTCCTTTCATTTTATTTTAATATTTTACGCTTTCACACAGATAAACCTATATGCTGTTACTCTTTCATTACCAATTGATACATAAGTATCACTAACATATTTATAAGCAAGAGAAACATTACTAGCATCATCCGCCCAAGTAAGTTTAGTAGTACCATTAGCAGGAACTACATATGTGTTAGCACCCTTTGTCCCTGCAAGACCATCGGCAGTAATTACTATTTCATCAACACCCGCCATCGGCTTATACATTGTAAACTTCTTACCAGCAGGAATATTAAATTCTCTGGGGTCATCAGTAAGTCCAGAATATTTACCATTTACTAATACATTTACAGGTTCATTTACCATGTAAAATATGTCACTTGCCAAAGTAGCAGTAGCAGGAACATTTACATTATAAACATCGTTTTCACCTTTAGTAGTAGACTTGTTGCCTAAAGCAACGACATGACCGTTTTCAACTGCAACAGCAGCCTTACCAAATTTATTCAAAGAATCAATATTTTTTGCAGCTATTTCACCAGCTATTAAAACAGAATAACTCATATTACATCCTCCTTTAATTTTTTATAATAATATTTTTTAAATCCTATCCCACAAACTCTTGTTCGTGTTATCATCAACAATATCTATATTTATTGGAACTCTTATAGAGCCAACATCACCTTTGTTCTTAGATTTTGCAACACTATAAGCAAATGCCTTAATAGCATTACTAAAATCATCTGGATTGCTAAATTCTTTAGCCTTTTCACGCCATTCGTCAATCTGTTCTTGTGTTAAATCATCAGCGACAGAATTGATTGCAAATTCAATTTTAGATTTTCTTTCTTGTTCTTCAACATTAGTCTTAAATTCAAGAAGTTTAGTATTTTCTTCTTTTAATGCTTCAAAATCTTTTTCAAGAGTAGAGAACTTTTCAGAAATTTCTTCAAGTTCAGCTATCTTTTCTTTATAAGTAGTAATTTCACTATTAAGCTGTTCTTTTTCTGTAGCAAATTCTTGTTCCTTTTCTGCAATTTTCTTATTTACAAAGTCCATCAAATCATCTTTTTCGTCTGAATCATCATCTATAATGACATAAGTCATTTTTGCACGTTTTACACCTTCAAGATTAAGTTTAGCTACACCATCTTCAATAGAGTATGGAATAGCAACAGTTTTGTTTGATTCTTCATCCTTAGCATAAATATAATCTTCATCGTAATCTCTCATCCAATATTTGCTACATTCTATATCTCCATTTTTGTATTTGACATCATTACAAGCAGCCGATAGAAAAGACCACATTTCATTTGCAGTAATGCCAAAGGTTTGAGCAAATTCTTCTTTATTAAATTTCATATCTTCACCATCCTTACATGAAAAGTTACTTGTATCTAAACCAAGTATTTTATAATATTTTTTTAATTTTGCTTTTGCAGATTTATAATAGTCTGCGTTTGTGTTTCTTTCTAAGAAAGAAAGAGCAGCTTCGCAGCCAGACTTGCACAATACTAAAATATTATCTTTTATTCTGCATACAGGATATTTAAGTTTTAAACTAGGAGAATCCTCCCATCCATCTTCAACAACTAAATAGCATTTGTTAACTAATGTTTTATAATTCTTAGCTTTTAAAATACTATCTCTTAATTGTATCTTATCAACGCTTCCCCAAGGCGTAGTCATATCTGCTGACTTTTTAGATAAGTCTATTTTAATAGGATCATTCTTTCCTATATCTTCTTTAGGCACAGCAAATAATATTTTCTTTACTTCTTCAACCATTTCAGAAAATTTTAATACAGTTGCTTTTGCGTTAGGAATAGCAGGAGAATCACCAATCAATGTTACACCTAAAAAAACAAACGATAAAATCTCTGTTTTTTCGTCTTTTTGTTGACTGTCCACTATCTGTATTTCCATTGATATAGGCTTTTCTCCATCGTGTTTCTTAAAAACTTCTAATACTTCTGGACAATAATATTTCCATATGTAAGCAGTACATACAAGCCATAATTCTTTATTTTCGTCATACTCAAACCTAATATCATCTTTTGACAATACAACTCCACAAGGAATTTCATCTATTTCATGTCCCATGAAGTCTTTCGTGTATTTATTATATTTATAAAGTATTGGTTTGCCAACAAGGGTATCTGCTGACTGTCTTATAGCATCTTCGGTTATGGGAAGATTATGTTTGTTGTCACCGCTTTTTGCAACCCACATTTCTATCTTTGCTAATTGATTGTCGCTTATATCCTGTATATTATATTTGTTTATTGTAAATCTTACAACATTATTCACATCTTCACCACCTTTCGTTTAACTAAATTACCGAGAAATCCTCGTCAGTTAAGACTTAGGGTAGTCAACTAAGGCTTTTACAAGCCTCCGTTTATAGAAACGGAGGTAGTTGACATAGGGCAGGGAAGAAGGGTTATTCTTTTGGAAATGCCAAATTCCCTGTTTCTTTGTTCTTTTTCCATTCCAACAATGCATTACTTAATTCTTCTGTTTTAAGAAAAATCCATACTATTTTTTTATCGTTTTCATCAATTTGTCTTGATATATATTTTATATTTTTAATTTCACATAAAAATTTTTTTAAGTTTTTACTTTTACAATAAAACTTTTTTTCATTGATTACATCTGGATTACTTACAAACATTCCAAATTAACTTCCTTTCCGTTAATCATATTTCCTTGTCTATATTGCTTCCAGCAGCTCTACTTATTTCACCTGCGTCCGTCAAATCATTATCTTCCTTTGCTTGTCTACCACCTTTACTATCTTCTTTTGACATGGTATAAGATGTTTTTATAGGTGTAAGTTTATCTGTAAAACCAAGCCATTTCATAAGTAGCATACTTGAATCTAAATCTTTAATACTCATACCGATGTATTAAAGTTATAAAAAGTTATAACTTTAATAAAATTTATAAAAATTATTAAATATAACCTAACTTTTATACTTCCCAATTCATCGAGTTCACTTTCGCATAAATACTACTTGTGTTTGATATAACTCTCCAAGGGCTTAAAATCCGCATATCGGAATACGTACATGCTACATTAAGCAGTTAGGTTGCTTATGCAGCTAATTTCTTCAAATTCAATGATGCATTATAATCTCTATCAATTACTAGTCCACATTTTTCACACTTATATATTCTTTCACTCAAACTTAATTTTTCTTTTTTATTTCCACAACAACTACATATTTTACTACTTGGATACCACCTATCAGCAATAATCAAATTAATATTATTCCATTTACATTTATATTCTAATTGTCTTTTAATTTCATAAAACTTGGATTCTTTAATTTTCTCTGATAAGTGTTTATTTTTCAACGTTCCCAAAACATTTAAATCTTCAATTACTATTGCTTCGGGGTTTAATTTTACCAATTTAGCAGTAAATTCATGTATATTTGTTGTAAAAACATTAGTTATTCTTATATACAACCTTTTTATTTCTTTTTCAAGTTTGAGCAAATTTTTTGATTTTGGAAGTCTATCAAACTTGGTTTTCGTTTGCTTACTTTCCTCAATCATTTTTTGATATTGTCTACTTGCTTTTCTTTGCAATCTTTTAAGTTTTTTCTTTTCTTTTTTATATTTGGTTTTTGTAATTTCATTCCGTTGGAACAAGTAGCCAATTGTTTTATTCCTAAATCAATTCCTATTGCTTCTGTTTTAGGTTTATCATTATCTTGATTATCAATAATTTCAACCGAAACAGATACCCAAAAATTCACACCATCATATTCAATTTTTGGATTTCTATATTTTATATTATCACCATAAGGAACACGATTTTTTTGTGCTAATTTAATCCACCCTAATTTTTCCAGTCTAACTTTATTAGTAGTAAATTTTATTGTTCCTTCGTGAGTAGCACATTTCATTTTACTTCTTTTTTTTGTCTTAAATTTCGGTTTGTCTGCCAATTTCTTAAAAAATCTCTCATATGCTTCTGCTGCATTTAATATTGCTATTTTTAAAGCTCTGCCAGATATTTCTTTTAACCATTCATTCTCTTTTTGCTTTTTAAATTCAGTAAAGATTTTAGTTAAATCATATCCAGAAATAAATTTACCACCATTTTTATAATTTTCTTCTTCCATGGCAATAACCCAATTATAAGCAAATCGTGCAGCATGACAAAATTTAATTATTTGTTGTTGCTGATATTCGTTTGGTAATATTTTAACTTTAAATCCTTTTATCATAATAGTTGATTCTCCTTTTTTGCATAAAAAAAGTACGATATCAAACGTACTTAATTTATGACTTATATTTTTAATAATCTTTATAAATTTTACTAAAGTTAAACTTTCCATAACTTTTATACGTGTTCACTTAGATTCGCTACATCTAAGCAGTTTTCAAAGAAACTTCTCATGCTTTCACATGAGCGCAGGTCATGTCTTCACCTTCAGCATTACCTGTTAAGGGCAACCCGTTTCGGAACACCAATCGCTTGTGTCCTACGAGATTTCTCTCTGACCGTCGAACGTTGCTCTATTCGAGCCTTCGCTGCATAAACATCCATTGTTACAGGCTTTAGGATTTAACCATAACCCATCTCTCAACTTTTTTCTGCTTTCGCTCCATCACGCTTAGGCATATTTCATCCTTACGTTGTGGCATGAGAGCTTTAGGAATTACTTGCAATTAGAGTTGTGTCCTATGCACATTTCTGTACATACGAGGCAAACAGCTAATTTATAACTTTTATAAGTTATTTTAAGCTGTTCTTTTACCTTCGGCAGAAGCAATTTTAGGTGTTATAATACCATTTTGTGCTAATTCTAATGCATGTTTTTGCCTATCATCTCTATCGTGGATTGTACCTTCAAATGCTATCTTAAATTTATAACGTTTCGTTAGCTTGTTTACATGATAAGTACAAAAATCTTCAAATTGTTTATACAATCTTTGGATAAATATAGAATCCATAAGTTTTGATGCATTCATAGATGCAACATTTGCTTTGTCTGTATTAAATAAATTCTTATCAATACCTGTTTGAGAAAATATATTATTTAATGCCTTCAACACTACATCATTTTTTACTTCTGTCGCATTATCAAAAGAAAATATCTCTGGATTTTCTAAAGGTAACGCTTTAATATCAACACTAGAAGGTAAATTATTTTTGGCAATTTTTATAAATTCAGCCAATGTATTAGGGTCAACTGCAAAATCATCTGCTTTTGAACCTGTTTTGTTTTCTTTGTTTCTTGGAACTGCACCAAGTATTATCTTATAAACTTCCAAATCTGCTTTTATTTTTTGCAAATCCTTCAAATATGGTATGTCTGCAAAATCTAAAAATACACCCATTAAAGGTGGAACTAATCCAGCAAAATGAGTATGGAACTTAAACACCCATCCGTTTTCAGGACTTATTTGTTGCCAATACATCCATTGACCATTCCTCATTTCTGCTTTTATATTAGGATAATATGTTTTATTTTTTTGCATATCTAAAGCATTTTTATAATATTTTTTAAACTCTGGTGCAAACCCATTTATATCAACACCCATTTGCTGAAAATACATAAGATTAAATGAATACATATATCCATATTCCCAATAAGAATCTACTATACACCAATCAATAGGCATTTCTTGTAAAAACAAAGCATTGTCGCTTTCACGTAAATATACAAAATATCCGTCCTCTAAACACATTTTTAGTAATGCTTTTGTGAATTCCTTTTTTACATTAAATTTATCAAACCAACTACACATATTATCATAGTCTTTTTTAAAAGTTGATTTTTTCATATCTTCTTCAGCAGCATTTATAGGAATAGGATACCAGTCAAACGTAAGAATGTCTGACAAATAATGCATCATTCGTTTGTATGTAGTCTGTGTATTATATAAATATTGTGATAATCTTCTTAATACTTGCTCATTATCTCTTGGATTAGCAATAAGTTTTTTTATACGTTCTCTGTCTTGTTCAGCAGGACGCATGTTTATATCTTTAAGATAACTATTTGCAAGCAAAGGATTAAATAAATAAGCATTTAACTGTGTAAGACTTCTTGCAAATTCTAATGCAAAATTAGAATCTTCTTGAATTTCTTTACGTGGCACAATGTCACCACCTTTCTATATGTAACTATATTTAAGTAGCATATCAAGAGTATTACTTTTATCTTCTTTTACTCTCAATTCCATTTCTTTTTGTTTTATATAATACAATCCATATGCTAAACTACTATATCTATCCTTTCTGTGTCCCGACGGTTCGGTTAGTTTAATAAAACCACTACGTATCTCCATTTCAAGATTAATCATTTCTGTAATTAGTCTTGTTGTTTGGAAATAACAAGCGTTTAATCTTGCAATATCAATATCATCTAATTTTAAAGATTGTTGATTGTCAAGAATATATTCACGACCTTCAATTTCATTAACCAACAATTTTATTTTACGTTTCTCAAATTGAGTTTTAGTATATACAGCCATTTCGTGGTTTGTTTGCGTGGCATTAGCACCAGTAACTTTTATAGAATATATTACTGGTAAGGCATCTTTATCGTATGCTCTATCTTGCATTTTTTCATCATTAAATGCTGTAAATGCAGGATGTTCTATACCACGTGCATTATCGAACGTAACTTTGGTACATTCATCATAAATGCCTATAGCATTACCATTAGTATCCATTGCAACTATATCACATTCTAAATCATAGAATAATTGTTTGAGACGTAATGCTTGAACTGTAGTGTGTTGACCTTCCATTGTTTCTATATATTCAACTGATTTTATATATTCATCATTGTTTGGAATACAACGAATAAATGTAAATACAGTTTGGTCGTTGTCTCGTCCTCCCATTAATGCACTATCAACTGCCAATAATCTAAACTCATTTTTATGTTTAGGTTTATAAAATTTATTTTTCTTTAAGTCTCCTTTAAATTGAATATAATCAGAATTAGACAATGGTATCAACGGTTTAGTTATGTTTCTGCACTTATTCAAATCATCAAATTTAAAATATGCTTTTTCAGACTCACCAAAAGGTATTGTCTCCATCTCAACTTGGAAAGAAAGCGGATCGAAGTCGCTTTCGCTCATTTCGTCTATTATTCTTTGTCTGTCAATTATTCCATGCTTTACCCCTAATTGATAAGGGAAGCCACAGGTAAAATATCTTCTACCTGCAAGCATAGCGTCTTTAAATGCCAAAAACCTATCCCAACTCCAATGGCTTTTTAACCAACACGAAGACAAATATATTTCAGTATTAGGCTCTTGTATTCCCTCATATTCTTTATGTTTTAAATAGCCTGGCTGTCTACGAGAAGTCAAGAACTTCCTTAAAACCTTCTTTATTACTTCTATGTCAACCATTCTAAATTCATCAACAACTAAAACATTTGCTCTCGCACTACGAGCATTATCATTAGCAGCAACAACTTTTATCCAACTGCCATTATGAAACCTAACAATAGGGTCGTTTATCGCTGTCTTTAATTCACATATTTCCCTTTGTAAATTAGGACAATTGTCGTAAAATCCTTTTATTTTCTCACTTATTACGTTTAAACTTTGTGATTTTGTACCTGCTGCTATACATATTTTTGTGCCAGGGTATAAAATACATCTTACTATACAATAAAGGGCAACAAGGTGGGATTTTCCAATACCACGGCTTGCCCACCAAAGAAAATAATCTACATGAAACATTAAATATATTAATATTTTTTGAAATAATGAAAATGGACTTATTTGTAAATATTCTGAAATAAACCTATGCGGATTTTCTCTCCAATACCCAATCCATACAGCAAGACCGTTCATAAATTTTTCTTGCTTCATCATAGCATCTGTTTGTTTATTAAAACTTCGTCTCTGTTCAAATGCATTGTCTTTTATGCTATTCTTTTTATCAGGATGTTCATAATTACTGTACCAACCCATCCTGATCACCGCTTTCTTCAGTTATATTTTCTTCATCTAATTCTTTATCAAAATTTATATTATCATTTTGTTTTAAATCTTCATCTGTTATTTCAACAGAATATTTTCTCATTTCTTCGTCATATTCTTTTGCATATTCATTATTGATACCTAACATACGACAAAAATGACCTAAAAACCAAACTCTAATATATTTTTTAATACTATCGACATCTTTAAATTCTGGGTCTGGTTCTGGTATAGGTTTTTCATTTTCAAACTTCTTAATCCAAGTACCTAAAGTATTCACATCAGCAGCCATAGCAGCACTTTCTTGTATTGGCTTCAAAGCAGCAGAATTCATTAAATCTTGTAAGTCTTTTAATTCTTTACTTACACCATCTCCACTTGCTCTTTTCTTTTTTATGTTTAGCTGCTGATAGCATATTTCTTGTACTAATATTTCCATAGACTTTGTAGAAACATCATATCTATTGCACCATTCATTATATTGCTCTTCTAGATATTGCAAATCTTGTGGTGGTAAATTACCCCATTTGCGTATCAAATACGAATTGGATTCTTCGTCAGAAACACTTATATTATTATCTAATTTTATATTATCATCTAAAAAATCATCACTTTGGTCAAAACAATCTCCATAATTATTTGTACCACCTAAAGAATTTATTTCTTTAAAATATGATTGCCATATTTTCCAACCAGTTTTTATAGAATGATTAGTAGCACCATTAAACGCAGCTATAGAAAACGGTACATCTAATCTTCTACATAAAAAATACATTGCTTTTTTGTTTTCACCATATATAGCAAAATATTCATTAAATAATTTATCAATACATTCTTTACATATAGGCAATCTTCCTATGGCTGCATATAATCTATTTTTACTAACATAAAAATCTGAACTTTTTGTTGACCCGCAGCAAACACAAAAAAGATTTAATGTGTTTGCTTTCTTGTTTTTTGTGTTTGCCACTTTTGCACCTTCTTTCAATTGTCTTCGTTATATTCGTCTAAACTACCGTTTTCGTACAAATTCTCCAATTCATCTTCTAATTTAACTGCATGTTTTAGTAAGGAATTACCTAATTCATTAGCCAACACATGTTGCCCTTCTATGTATGCTTCCTGTACTCTAAACTCAATTTCATCTTTCAATATCGCTAATGCTTCGCTATCAGAAGATTGTCTTATTTCATTGATTAATTCAAGAAGACATTGACATTCTTCACAGTTACATATTTCTTCGTTATGGTCATCTTGTTTAAGTTTTGTGTTCTCGTATAATTCATCTGTTAGATTAAAATATACATCTTGTGTAACTTCTTTATCATCTATATAATACTTTTTAATAATTTCTCCATTTTCTTTATAAATTTCTTCACGAAACTTCATAGTACCCACCATTTTAACCTTTCTACAAACAAATTAATTTTGATTCATCATATATAAGATTACCTTGTTCATCCTGCACTAAATATACAAATCCTTTATCTTGTGGTCTTATCATAGTGCCATCTGAAGCATAAGATTGTTCTTCGCATAAACAACCACTTTCATACATATATACACCACCATATCTGCTAAAACCTTGATGATGTGTGTGTGAAAGACAAAGTGCATCAAACTTTTCGCCTAATTGAAGAAAATATAAATATGCCTTTTCTGTCGTAGCTAGTATACCACTACGAAAAGCTTTAGGGTGTGCAAAAACAGTATGTCCTACCTTGCACCACCAATTTTTCATATATTCAATATCAATTTTTCCATCAAACACTTTGGTTAACGGTTCATAAAATGTTTTACTTTTTGTTTGATGGTCATGTTTCCAGAAACCTAAATCTATAATAAAATCAAGATTAGTTTCAGGCATCAGAGTTAATAAATCTTCATGCACCTTTTCACTAAAATAATTAATTAAACGATAGTTATGATTGCCTGCTATTAATTTAACTTGTTTTGGTTTTATATACTCAATAATATCAATAATCATTTGTCTAGTACCTATCATTTCATCTACAAATGGTACTCTATATTTTTTCTTAAATTTACTAACTGACTGACAATCTTGTTCATCTCCACCAAACACAAGTACATCAACCTTACCAACATAATCTTTAAAAACATCTTTTGGTAAATTAAATGGGTAATGATTATCTGAAATATGTAATATTCTTGTTTTATTTTTATATCCTATTTCTCCATTTTCTCTACGTATTCTTTTAAACCAAGTGCGCAAACATTCACCTGAAGAAAAATTATATTTTTTTGCAAGTTCTTCCCACGATAAATCAATTTCTTTATTGTGCTTTTTATAGCATATATTCAATAATTCTTTATTCAAAAATTCTACCTCCCTAACTCTTTTTTTTATACAAAATAAAAGAGTAGGGGAGAGAAATACCCCTACTCATACAATCTATACTAAATAATTTCTTCATCTTCGTTACTTTTATCTTTTTCTATATAAACATACAATAAACCATTTTCGATTTTTTTAGTAGGCTTCTTAAACTGCTTATATGGAATAGCCCATCTAGCACGAACTTCCATCTCACAATTTAATTCTTCATTGTTAGTTTTTCCTTCAATTGTGATATATGTAATACCATCTTCCACAATCTTTTTTACAGTCAAATCATCTGGATTAATACCATGCACATCATATACAAGAATTGCTTTGTCATCTTTTACAATTTCCTGCCAATGTCGTGTGCTGAAATTATGCTTTTCTTTTTCCTGTTTAATTGAAACTACTGAATATGGCTTATCAAAGAAAAATGTACGCATAATATTATTTGTTATTCTGTCCAATTCATCAAATGCTCTAAAAGAGTAAAAACCTTTCTCTAACATATAAAATATACCTCCTAATACAATAATATAATAATACATAATTTACAATCCGCAAACTTCATGCAGTTGTTGGATTGGTATAGCTCCAAGTCCCGAAGGAATCTTGAGGATAAACTGGAATTATAAATTGGCTTCGGCTCTCTAAGAACACCGAAGCACTGGTTACTTGTGATAAAATATTGTATTAATGATGCCTTATCGGCGGTTCTATTGAACTTTGTTGTGACTTTGTTGTTAAATGACCTTGCTGCTCTTACAAATCTAAGTCCCAACCACTTTCACAAAGTATTTTCAGAAACTATGGGAATTACGCCCAATGTCTTTATGATAAACTAGTTTATATCTACTTGATAAACTAATTGTATTATATCCTTTGGCAAAGGAGTCTCTATTGAAATAGGCGTTAAGCTGCCATCATCTGCATAATATTCAAATGTTAATACTGCCTTATTATTATCATTTTCAGGATATTCCACATCAACTGTAGCCTTACCCTTAACTAATGCTACTTTTTGCTTCAGTACATTCTTGATTTCTAAGTCTAATTCAACTTTCTGGAGCGTATATTTTCCAGTCTGCTTATTATAAATAAGCTCATAGTTATTTATCACATAACTGTATGCATTATCAATATTAGTATCTGCTACAACACCTCCAGTTGGTGTATACTTAGCTTCGTTAGGTAATGTAAATTTAAGGGTCAGAGTACCAACTAAATTTACATTATTAGTATATATTTCATCAGTAATTTCATTTACAGCACCAATAATTTTATTTAAATCACCTTCTGCATCATAATAAAGTTTGCTAATATCATTAGAAAATGATTTGTTAGTATAATTTAATATATCATACTCTAATTTCTTAAAAGCAAAGTCAGTCATATCATGTGCATCCTTATTTGCCGCATCATTTTGCATACAATTTATAAATTTGGGAACTATCCCTCTAGCAGCAAGAATTTTACCCATTTCCAATGCATATTTATAAGAATTTGAGTTTATTATATCTTCCTGTACTTTTATATTATCTTCGTATACATACTTTGTACTTGAACCATTAATATCATCATTCCCAAAGTACATTTGACTGTTTCTGGAATTCACAGACCAGGTGTTAGGATTGCTTCCTGAAAATACTATAACTGTCTTTAATACATTTTGATCTGAAGAAAAAATGGAATTTGCACCCCTTAATCCATCACCAAGATTACTTTTCCCAACTCTTTCATTTACCGGATTGTTTTTGCTAAATATATCATTAGCCTCTACTCTTATATTCTCAATTACATTTTTAAACTTATTAACTTCACTAAATACTCCATCTACCGGTCTATTAATATCGATTGATCCGCTATAAAACGACGAATTACTATAATTAGAAGAGTTTGCTGTACTATCATATGTTAATATGCCAACTCTTACCGGTGACTTAAAATTCTTTGCTAAAATGTCATCTGCAAGTTTGTCAAGATAACCTTTAGCAGCATCATATACAATGTCATACAAAGTAGGCCTAAGCAAAACAGTGCCAAACATTTTGTTTGCTTCACTATCTCTGTCATATTTGATAGTAGTATTACCTGGTTGAGTTTTTATATCTTTCGATATAACACTTCCGGTTATGTCAATATTGTCACCATTTAACCTAATAAAACCTTCAGGAGCATAATATGTTCCTGTAAATTGTGTTCCTGCAATATCATTTAATATATTACCAGATAAAGAATAAAAAAATGCTTCATTTACCTTATTTGTAACAGGGTCTATACCTGTGCTAACCCCTGTTCCCTGAATAGTAATATCATTTTCTGCAACAACTATTCCGTATTCATTAAATTTTACAGAGTTAACAAATTGTACATTACCTCTAAAATCAAGTTTTGTATTAGGTAAAATATTAAACGTATCGCTTCCAGCTATTTTATAATTTATTGCACCATTTGGACCTCTTTCCACAACTATATCTATATTGTCAGGATAACTTTTATTCCTTAATTCTTGCTTATAAGCATTAACTGTATCTTGAAAATTGCTACTACTAGCATTAAATATATATATTTTACCGTTCAATTTATTGGTAACATACTCATTTATCTTACTATTAATCTCAGGCAGAGGTTCAATCTCTGATTGAACAAGATAAGCCTCAGTCTTTTTCTTTTGAGCATCTGTTTGCTCTACCCTCTTATTTGAAACATACTCAACTATTCCTTCGGTAATTATATTACCATCTTCATCTACAAAAGAAAAATCTGTGTTATTACCCGCTATAATTACTCCTGAATTTGAATGTACCTTTCCTTCAATAGTTATATTATTTCCTCTGAGCTCAAGATTGGTACTTGGAGTATCATTTCCGCTAAATAAACAATAATCGGGAAAATAAACAGCTTGAGGCGGATATTTATACAAGCTTCCTGAAGTATCAATGAGCAATACAATTTCCTTTTCAGGTACTATATTATATGGTAACTCTAAATCTCCTTCATACTTAAACTTTATACTCTGTTTTTCATTTACTTTAACTGTTTTAGGCGTTATTTCTCTTTTAAATTTTGTACCATCAGTTATCACTGAAGATGCAGCATTTACGTTAATACACGAAACACTTACAAGCATACATAATATTACCAAAACAGAAAAAACTTTAAAACAAACCTTGCTTTTCATAAGTAAACCCCCTCCGGTTTTATTTTGTTCCTTGTTACTCAAACTAATATAATTAAATAAAAAACCTACTAAACTCTTTAATCTATCTTATTTGTTCCTGTATTCAGCTATTGATACTAATTTATTTTCCGATGTCCTTATTTTGACATCTATATAATCAAAACTCATATTAGTAGTGTCGTATCCACGTATATCACAAAATGGCAATATATTAATTTTATTTTGATAATCAATTGTTCCAACTGAATTCTATCTCCAATTTTACTAATTAGCATATTACCCGTAGACGTTTCTAAAATTTTCTCCAAACGTGTGCCTGGATTAGTATTTGTTGATACGCCAACATCAGCCTAAATATTTCTTATATTCTCGCAATACACTATCTTCAACATATCTATATCTTTTTGACTTGTTATAATTCTTACTATACTTGCTAAATTTAATATAGCCAAGTTTTTGCAATTCTTTAAATAATTCTTTGCTTATTTTTACCAAATGTATACTCCTTTCATATGAAATAGGGTAGGGTAGATGTACTATCATCACGACAGGACATACCCTATACTTTTTTAGCTCCACATTTTGGTTGGTTGTGGTTTAACCAAATATTATATTAATACTCTACCATTATATAAAAAATTCAATTTTTTCTTACAATCCACTATTCATGCGGGTTTCGAGGATTTTCTATTTTATAATCAAAAATTCTTTAATTTTTGTTGTTATACCAACATAAACTTTACCATTAATTTTGTTTTTAACTAAATATATTATGCCAAACTTATTTTTCATTTTTTAATTTTGACCTCCGTTTTTTATTCATAATAATTATTTTTTTATTCTTATTTTTTTTTGCACAACTATTACAATATTTTCTACTGTTTGATGTTCGTTTAATTAACCTTCCACAATCTTCACATCTAATTATTTTTTTATCTCCATTATACCAATCAAAATAATATCCGATATTATCAAATGTAGTAATATTAAACACTACTTTATTACTTGATTCAATGCTTTCTACAAACAATAAATTAATTTTTCCTTTAGTTCTTACATCAATATATCCATTATTTGAAAGGTAATTTATTATATTATTAATTTTATATGTATTTGGTATTTTCGACATTTCAAATATCTCATTAAAATATTTTTGCTTACCACCAACATAATTAAATTTAAGCACATCTCCATATCTTATCCTGCAAACTTCTTTTTTTATTTTATTGTTAACTAAAAGTGTGAATAATACTTTTTTATAATTATAATCAATATCCAAACCGTTGATATATTCAATTTCTTTATCAGTAATAGGTATTTCTTTGATAATAATTAAAGGATTATCTTTTTTACTGCCATTCCTTAAAACTGTATTTATTTTTCTAAAATATTTCACTTTATTAAAATTTTCTATATGTTTTTCACAAAACTTATAAGCCATTTCTTTCCGTTGTTTTGGTTTTATACCTTGACTTTTCCAATACTTAACCAAAATAGTTAACTCATACATATGATACTTTGTTAAAAATCCGTTTTTTTCTATTTGTTTTGCATATTCTTCTTCATTGTATTTATATTGAATCAAAGAATCACCTCTTCCAATTTATATTTTTTGTTAAGATACACAATATCTCCGTTGTCATTAGGAATAGGGAAGAGTACAGGTTTCATATTCTTTCTTTTAATATTTTCAAAGATATACTTTCCAAAAGTATTCCATAGAATATCTTTATTTGACCCTTTGTATTCACAATAAAAAATTTCAACAAGATAATTTGTTAATTCATAAGCATTAGAACAAATCTTCAACATTCTATTTTTAAAACTTTCATAAATACTATTGACTTCTTGCCCTAAATCTTCGTCATATTTTTCTTTTGAAGAATCGCTGTTTATACCCATACTACCCAAATCACGTAACTCTTTCATAAAAGACTTATACTCAGTTAATACTTCATTATATTTGTTATTATCTTTTGGTATAGTATTATTCATGTATAATTTATAAATATCTTCTTTATCGTCAGTTTTTAACTTTTCTTTGATATTGAAATTTATACTTTCAATATATTTACACAATCTATTCATTAAACAGTCACTATCTACTACGGGTAAATACTTCTTATAAGCATTTAAAAAAGATTTTTCTGCCTCAGTATAATTATCTTTATTTAGTAATTCTTCTAAAGTTATTCCGAATTTTTGCCTGCAAGATAAATCATTACTTGTTTTATATTTTTTATATTTATTGTATGTATCTTTGTAAAGATATATAAAGAAATACGGATGTTTATCAAGTAAAATATTGTTTAAAAATTTTTTATAATCTTTTACTTCTTGAGTATCTTCTTTATTGATTTTTTGTTTTTCAATCCATATTTTAGGTATTCCTTTTACCTCTCTACCAATCTTTGCTTTGTCAATTTGTGCAGATTGTAATTTAGTACACATTTTAATACGATTCATTAAAGTTTCGTACTCTTTACTTCCTTTTTTAAACATCGGAAGTAAAGCATATGCAGTTGTACTTTTGTTAGTTATAGAACCAATTATAGAACCAAAAGCAAATAAGTCTGCCTGATATAAGTCATAATCTGTTATTATTTTCTTTTCTGGTTTAGGTACTTCATAAACCACAGGTAGTTCGTCTTTAAATATAGAATTACAAATAGTTTTATTTGAAGTTGTGGCTATAATATCCATATCAAAATCGCTGCCTGCCCAATGAAGTGTTTCACACCCATGTATATTTACTATCACACCTGTAGTATCACAATATCTATACCATCTTCTTAATTCTTTATTATTTTTTAATTTTAACTTTAAATGTTCTGACCTATAAGTAAGAGGTGCTCTCATTGAATCAACTTCTTTAACACCCTTTTTATTCCAATAATTGCAATAATATTCGTTCTTACCTAAAAGACCTTTAACCTCTTTAAATCCGCAAGCATGCTCCATAAAAGCGTATGGGTCACTAACTAAAACTTGAAAATTTCCGTCTACAATTATTTCGCCTAAACATCCTCTTTTAATTTTTGTTTTTATATAATTATAAACTTTACTTTTAATATACTTGTCATTTTTAATATCGTGGTTAATAATCAAACTTTTAATCCAATAATTATCATCACTCCTAAAATAAGATTGGATTTTTTCTTGTGACAAATTTTCTCCCATTAAAAATAGTAATGTGTAATATATATTATTAAAATTTACTCCTTGTATCCAATCCACAAATTGACTGCAAACTTTCTCTATATCTTCTTTATTAAAATTTAATGTTTGTAAAAATTGGTAATTCATAGTTAAAATATCATCAGGTTCTTTAGGTGATACAAGTGCTACTCCCCATTTTAAATCATTTACTTCACAATTTCTAATATATTCTTCCAGACTGTTAAAACTATCCCAAAGTTTAAATTGGCTTTCTGTTAAAATTACATCTATTTCTCTTAAATCTGCTTTTATAGGATTTCCATTTTCGTCTTTATAAATTGTGTCTATCAAATAGTTGCCATTATTCTTATATTTACAAAAATCTTCAATAGGAAATACACATAACATACCCTTAATATAATTTTGACGAATACACCATTGAGCAGGAACATATCCTAAGCCTAATTCTTCAGCCCATTCCTTTGCTTTTTTATATGTAATTAAACCTTGACCATCAAATCTATTATATTCTATATATACTTCTTTTTCTTCAATTATATCATCTTCTTTTAATCCTGTTTCTGTCACAAAATTAACTTTAGTTAGTTGCTTAACTTTATAATCGGGAATCACACAAAAACGTGGCGTGTTAACAACTTTTGTAGACGACCCTGCTAATCCCTTATAAGCATTAAATTTAGAAGGACAAAGCGGTTTATTTTTATTCCTGTCATTATCTAATATTTCATTTAATTTTTTAGCTGTTTCTTCTTCACAAAATACAACAGTTGAAACTCTACTTTGGCTTGCAGAAGAAGAAAGCCTAATATATTTTTTATTATTCAGCATTAATCCATTATAAAATAAATATTCATAATGACTAGGGTGTTCCATCACTATAGTTATATATTCAGGCACAAACATCATATTTATAATATTATTTTGCAATTCTGCAATTCTATCAACATTTTCTTTAGAATGTTTCTGTTTCTTTAAAAGATCTCTTTCTTTATACCATTGTTCAAGTAAATCATAATCTATTTGTCTATTATGTATTTTTCTTATGCTTCTAAGAATCTGATTATCTGATAAAGCAACTAATTCACCGTTCTCTCTTGCTTCTTCTGGAGTTAAGGAGATATTATAATTATATTCTTTTAATCTTAGAGATTTAAACTTTATAACATAAAATTGTCTATTAGGCAATCTTAATCCTCCTTATATAAAAGAATCAATATCTTTTCTTATTTCTTCATAATATTCTTTGCGACATTCACTGTCGCAAAATCTATCCAAACTATTTTCATCCAGTTTTTTACCACACTTCATGCAATATGTAGTTTTAATGGGTACAACAAATGCATTGGCATTATTATCTAGTTCAATTATATATGAGTTCTTGTATTTCATCTTCTGTTTCCTCCGCTTCCACATTTGTATCTATGATAATATCTACTACTTCTTCTGTGTGATTGAATAATACAGATTCTAAACATTCTCCGTTTACATACCAACACCAAATTCCATAATCATCTTTATCAAAATATAATTCGCCTTTAGATTTAAACAATGTTCTGGGTTCTGATTCGATTGTAATAGATAAGAAATGACGCTCACTATAATATATTTTTTTTAATACTTTAGTTAAATTGGTTTTATCTATTATGTACTCTCCATTATCATTCATTTTTAATGTGCCGTATAAATATATTTTCATAAATGCAAACCTCCAATATTATATTAATATTCATTTATTAAATTTATTAATTGCATTTTTAATTTCTTTATCAGTTTTGCAATTCTTTTCTTATCACCTTATTTCTTTTATAAATGTCCATTCCTAATCTTATTATAGCAGGTAGTTTTTATTTTGTCAACAATTTTATATTAATATTTTATAAATTTTCGTTATTTAACCAATGAATCAATAATTCACGCATACGCCTACTTGGGATATAAAGGTTAATTGGTTTTGTTATATCTGTTGTATTTATTATCCATCTAAGCAATACTTTTAAAGCAAAATCATCATCGTTAATATCTATGGTTTTTTTAATAATCGGATTGACAAAATTATTTGCAATATAAGCAATATTGTTACATTTTTCAGTAGGAATATCTATTAATGAAACAAATCTTTTAGCTGCTCCTTTTGCTACTATTAATTTTTGGCAAGATGTAAAAGTAGTCCAATAAATCTTTTTCTTTTTATTTGATATATTTGAATAAAAGTTATATATATTGTTTTGTAATCTTTTTAAATCTTCTTTTGTAGCTGTATTAAACCAAGATTTAGATAATTTAGTCCTATCCTCGCCTATACTATTCATTCTAGCATGATTTAATATTTTAATATTACTTTTTAGATATAGTTTTTGACCATAACCGACTTTAAAATTAATATATTAAAATTGTATTTTGATACATATTAATCATTCTTTTGAATATCAGCCCATTTTTTACCGCCAAGCACTCTTATCTTATAATTTTTAAACATAGTACGTAAAACCTTATTAAGTCTTTGTCCACGACAAAACAACCAAGGATTAATAAACCATTGTCTATTTGAACTATTTTCACCTTGATATAAAATATCTTTTTCTTTTAAACTTTTTACTACAGAATACACTGTATTTTTAGATAATCCAGTAACTTCAATCATGTCTTTTATATCAATATCTTTTTTATTTCTATATTGTAAGTGACAGTCTTCATATGATATGTATGGAACTATACTAAACAAAAAAGCCTTTTCTGCCATAGATAAATCTTTTATCCACTCAACAATTTCATCTATATTACCTTTATAAAAATTTTCAATTTTCCATTCTTCTGTTCTTTCTAAATATTCTGTAGTATTTCTTTTTATTATCCTATCGCCTTCTTCTAAACTACCTATTATTTCGCCTGTAGCAACAGAAATTATTTTGGCTTTTTCCATAATTTAAGACTCCTTTCGTTATTATAATGTGCTTCAAATGCAGTAATATCAAAGTTTTTAAAACGCTTTCCCAAAATTTGTGACAAAAACGCAATATTTTTCCCAAAATAGGGAAAACAAAAAAATACTTCAAACGCAGTAATATCAAGTATCAGAAAGCAATTTTTTTGAATTTGGTTACTCTTTTCTGTATTCTACAATGAAAAATATTATATTACTATTCTACAATTATACAGACACATATATCATCACCTCTACTTATAGTATATACTAAAGAGAAAATTTGTCAATATTATATTTATAATTAATCCCCCTTAGAGGGGGAAGCGAAGGACGATAGTCCTGAAGCTTAGGGGGTGTTATAAATAATCTAACATACTAAAGCAACAAAATACTTTGTTGCTTATTTTTTCAGGTACGAACAAATATACTCATATAATTCCCTTTATTAATAACCAATACACAATTTATTAATCTTTTTCTTTATAGTATCTTTTCTAGCATGAGTATATATTCCTGTTGTAGAAATACTACTATGTCCAAGCTGATTCTGTAGTTCAGTTAAAGTAAGTATATTATTCTCTACAACAGTAGAAGCATAATTATGTCTTAACTGATGTGGTCTAATCTTATTTTTAGGTGTACTATAGTAATCAAAAATATCATTTATAGTCTCTGGACATAATTTATCACCACGTTCAGATACAAATAAATATGGACTATTCTTATACCTGGATTTATTTCTGTCTACAAGATAATTTCTTAATATTTCCACAACCTTATCAGTTAATAATACAGTTCTTTCTTTGTTACCTTTACCTATAACTATCATTTCATTATTTTCTAAATCAATATTCCTAAGAAGGAGATTACAACATTCCGACCTTCTTATACCTGTGTTAGCTATAAGAAAAACAATTGCTATATTGCGTGATTTATAATCAACATCCTTGGTTAATACTCTTTCAAGAAACTTTTCTACTTGTTTAGTTGTTACATCTGTTGGATTACCTTTATTTTGCACTTTAATAAAATCTTCTTTTAGTATATAAAGACCATCTATTTGTTTGGTTACTAAAAGATATTCATTATATTGTTTTAATGAACTTAATTTTCTATTTATAGTAGATGTACTACCAGTAAGAGAATTCTTATACTTTAGTATATTTTCTCTTGTTAGTGTAGGATATTGTTTAAAGTATTGTTCTAAATCAGATATATAAGAAGATATAGTATTTTCTGACTTAGAACAGGATATAAGATAATTTTTAAATTCATTTAAATTAACCATATAAACATCTCCTTTGTTAGTTGTATTTATATTATTTGTATGCTACAAGAATATATTACTATCTTTTATTATGATAGTCAATAGGAAAATGAAAAATTTTTATATTTATATTATGTATCGTAGTTTTACTGTGTTAGTTATCTATAAATGCTTATTTTATAAGGGTTTGATGTGTATTATATATGCTTTAGTACGAATACTAAAAAATACATTCGATAAATACTAAACATTAAACCTTTAGAAATATTGATATTACTAAGCTTGAAGGATTATGGCATAGATATATAAGTGTAAAATTGAAATATTTGTGATGTTGTGAAATATGCATAAATACTGGATTTGTTCGATAGATGTACGATTGATTTTTTAGTGGATTTGTAATGAATCGGTAAAAATAAAGTGGGTAGAGAGATGAAAGTGCTATGTGCCGATACTGGCTAAAAACTAACTAAAAATTTGTAAACATACCCGGCATAGTATACACTTACTATATAATATTAATTATGTGGTGAATAGATATAATAGCTTGTAATGCAGGAATAAAGCAGGATTTAGGCAGGACGCAAGAGAAGAAACATAATAAGCAGAATGTAAATTTATTTCTGCTCACATCAAACAATTTGGTCCCGACATTTATGTCGGTACCTGAACATACTAGTACATGAGATAGTGGACCAGGAAGGATGCTATTGGGAAGAAATGGTAATTTATTGTTAACTTAATTGTTAACTTTGGTTGATAAATAGGTTAACAATCGGGATAACATGGCGGGGACGGGCAAACAGTTTATTGTGGATAACTCTGTGGATATTGTGGATAACTCTGTGGATAACTCTGTGGATATTGTGGATAACTTGTTAATAAAATAATAATATAATTTTTTAAAATTAGTATTGACAACATTAAAAATATGTAGTATAATGTAAATATAAAATAAATGATAAGGAGTTGACCACGATGACATTTAAAAACAAAAAAGAGCTATTGGTTTTTTTAAAAAAACAGACTAATATTGAATTAGAAAACGATAAAAACAATTGTTTAAATGGCAGAAGAAATGTATTGCATACGGAAATAAATAAAAATATCAGGCATGCAGTTTTAAGCGTATTTGATAAATATAATATCAGATATGAATCACACTTAAAAGACAGTTATTTTATCTATGTAAAATAAATTGACAACATTAATTATAAAAGTGGTAAATAAATATTTATATAAATTATAAAAATAATATTGACAATGTTAATTATATATGATACTATATATATATAGTAAATATAATTATATGGAGGTTGATACAATGAATAGAATAAAGAATAATACAATATATCATGTATGCAAAAACTGGGATGGATGTAATTTAAAATCATTGTATAAGCAATACGGTAACCAGGCGTACGACATATTTCTGGAAAAATGGCCTGACGCTGGAGAATTAGCAGAATATCATATACATTATATACATTGTCATTTTACGCTGGATGAAGCAAAAGAGCATCAGGCAGAACATGGAGGGCAGATAATAGCAATAGATGTAGAATACTTGGAAGTAGTTATTGACAACTTAGAATATCCTCATCCGATGATTTACGGCGAGATAACAATTGATGATATAATTGAAAAGAAAGGGGTTCATCAAGCATGACAAGGATTAATTTCTACAAATTAAAAATGGTCAAAGAGGATAGTGCACTTTACGAAGTTCCGGTTATCAAGTCGCCGACAGAAGTTTATCAGGCAGCAAAGCAGCTTTTGGCACTCCACGAAGAGCCAGAGGAACATTTCTGTATCCTTTGTCTGAATACCAAAAACAAGATAGTAGGAGTACATACAATATCAATCGGCAGTTTGAATGCTTCGATTGTTCACCCGCGCGAGGTGTTCAAGGCTGCAATGCTTAATAATGCAAGCGGGATTATCTGCCTGCACAATCATCCTTCAGGGGACCCTGAACCGAGCCGGGAAGATATAGAGACAACAAAACGGCTTGTAGAGGCTGGTGAAATAATGGGCATTAAGGTTCTGGACCACGTAATTATTGGTGAGCAAAACTATTTAAGTATGAAGGAAAAATATTTAATGTAAGTTTGCGGAGCTCAAGAATATAAGCAATAACAGCTTGTATACTCAATTAATAGCATAACAGGCTATTAATATAATTATATGGAGGTTGATACAAGATGAAAGGGGATAAAAAAACATTTATTGAAGGTAAGTATTTTTATAAAGAGTATTCAAAAAATGAATTTTACTTTTTAAAAATGCTACATGGCGTTGACGGCTTGCATATAGACACTATAACATATAACTATATATTGTATATAGAGATGCCAAAAGGTCATGTAATATCAATTGACACTATGCCAAAAGAAAAAAGAAGTAATGTTAAGCATATTATAATTAAAAATATCCCTTTTATGCTGGACCAGGTAGCATTATTAAACAACTTAGGGATTTATTATTCTGATGCAATGCAATGGCTTTATTATAATAACAGATTATATTTAATTGACTTTGATATAGCTTGTATGACTAAAATTGGCTATAATCACAATAACTATAATTTATTGATTCGCTTTTTGGCGGCGTTTAATATTGATTATAATTTTATTAGCGAATCATTATATTACTTAGATTTATTTAAAACAGATGCAATTGATTATACTTTTTACAACGATGAAGAAAAAAAACTATATAACAACTTTAATAAATCAGATATGCAAAAAAATCATGTTTATTATTCTAAAAATCAAAGACATATACAAATTAAAGATATTGAATATATTCACATATACGGCGAATCTGGAAATATAGTTATAACAGAAATAATATTAAATCCCGAAGTTGCCAAAGAATGGGAATTAATAAAAATAGTATAATGAGTATAACAGCAGATTGACAGTATAAAAAATATGTGATAAAAAAGATTTTTTAAAATTACTATTGACAACATTAATAAAGTATGCTAATATATATAATGTAAATATAAAACGATAATCAAGCAAAGGCGAAGGAGGAAAAAGAAAATGAAATTACAGAAAAAAGGAGTCAGACATGCGAAGCTCACAGAGGGCTGCATTTACCAGAACAGGGGCGGCGGATCCTTCCGCTGCCTGAGCGTCACAGGGACGCCGGATCCTATACTCACAAACGTGGAGAGCGGCTGGACGTTCACCGCCCACGTCATAACAATGTACCCAGACGGCACGATCGAGTGGGACTATTCCACCGGCGGCTGCTGGAGATGCTAACAAGACTAAGCATAATTATGAGTTCGAGGATGCAAAACGCAAAGGTATGCCGGTAGTGACTATCACATAAAAAGCGAAAAGGAGGATAAATATGTTTTATAAATTTACTTTTGATACTGTAGACCTAGAAATTGTGCACGAGGCTTTAAAACTGTATTTTAAGACGTTAAATGACACAAACACTATCGAGAGAAACCGGATAAGAGGTTTGTGCCAAACAATTTCAAAAATTGAGCCGACCGAATATTTAGATATGACAAAAGCCCAAGGGAATTATAGTGAATTAATTTGATAACAAAATAAATTATTGGAGGTTGAAGAAATGAATAATAATATTAGAACATACGG